ATGGCGACTATCAGGGCAAGAAAACTGGCAGATGGGAGCGTGAGCTACACGGCTCAGATCCGCATCAAGCGCGACGGAGTGCAAGTTTACCAAGAGAGCCAGACCTTCGCCCGAAAACAGGCTGCCCAAGCCTGGGCGCGTAAGCGCGAGTCAGAGCTCGATGAACCTGGCGCGATCGAGCGCGCGAGCCGCAAGGGCGCGACGCTCAAAGAAATGACCGAACGCTACCTGGTAGAGGTCGAGAAAGCCCGGCCGTTGGGTAAGACCAAGCGCGCGACACTCAATGCCATTTGTGAGACGTACCTCGGCGGGCTGACCGACACGGACATCAATACTCAGTGCTTGGTCGATTTCGCGCTTTGGCGGATGAGCAAGGAAGGTGGCGGGGTTCAGCCACAAACCGCCGGCAATGACCTGGCGCACCTCGGTGCTGTTCTAGCGATTGCCAAGGATGCGTGGGGCTACCAAGTGGACCCGCTCGCCATGGGCGGAGCCCGGCGTGTACTGCGCAAGCTGGGTTACAACCTGAAAAGTCGTGAGCGCGACCGCCGGCCGACTTTGGACGAGTTGGGAAGGGTGCTGACGCACTACCAAGACATGCAGGCGAGGCGCCCAACTGTCATCAATATGCTGAAAGTCGTGGGCTTTGCCCTGTTCTCTACGCGCCGGTTGGATGAAATAACCCGTATTCGCTGGGCCGACGTCGACGAGCATGGTCAGCGAGTGCTGGTGCGCGACATGAAGAACCCCGGTCAGAAGATCGGCAACGATGTCTGGTGTTACCTGCCGGACGAGGCGTGGCAGATTCTCCAGACGATGCCAAAGGCCGGCGACGACATATTCCCCTACAGCCCTGAATCTATCTCCACTTCCTGGACGAAAGCCTGCAAGTTTTTGAACATCGCAGATCTGCACTTCCATGACCTTCGCCACGAAGGCATCAGCCGTCTGTTCGAAATGGACTGGGATATCCCGCGTGTGGCGAGCGTCTCAGGGCATAGGGATTGGAACTCGATGAGGCGCTACACCCACCTGCGGGGGAAGGGTGATCGTTACGTAGGGTGGGAATGGCACGAGAAGATGTTGAGGGCGCCCGTCCAACTGGGCGCCGCATCAATGAAGTGGCTCAGTAGGCGGGTTTTATCCCGTTGAGCTGGTTGTGCTCTTTAACCGCGGCCGCGCGCTGTAGATCTAGGTAAGCGGCCAGGTCGGTGAGGTGGATGCCCTTGGCCGACTTCTGGCTCGGTTCTAGGCGGGTAATTGGTAGCTTGATCTGACCACTCATCACCTTGCGCTGGAACATTTCCGGCGTTAGGTGCGTGAAGTAATCCCGGCACACCAGTTCCAGCGAGATAATCGCCTGGCCGTCGTATTGGGCCATCAGAATAAAGGCTGTGTTCATGGCTAACTCCCTGGCGGCTTCACATCCGAAACGATTGATGAATGAACCCTGGTTGGGCCGTTTGCTCTCCAGGTTGAGCGGAGGCAGCCTGGATCTCGCAATCGAACTCGTGCAGTTCGCGGTTGGGGGCGGTCAAGGCTTCGGTGAGACCAGGCACCGTGTTGATGCACTGCTGATATGCGTCAGGTCCCACCCAGCGCTGGAGCGGGATCACCTGACAGTCAGTGCGATCGACATTGGTGCATAGGTACAGCAAGAGGAAGACGTTCATAGAGCCTCCTGCTGCGTAACACTCATGGCGTTGCCAATAAGTTCTTCTGATATTTGCATGGTGCTTCTCCTTTGGGGCGATGGGGAGTTGCAGCTCCCCGTTGAACGCCCGTTTTCCAGTTCAGCGCGCGAAGCGCCGAGGCTTGTTCTGCTTGGCTGCGGCCTGTTCGGCCATGAATGCTGCCCACTCCGCTGTTTTGCGCTGTTGGCGGGTCTTGCTGCAGCGTTGGTGGGTGCGGGTGGATCTGGCCTTGCCGCAGATGTCACAGCGGCTCGGCAGGTCCAGGCGATGGCTGGCCATCGCCGGGCGGGAGCGTTCGGCCATGTTCAGCGCTCTCCGCACAACATGCGGGTGAGCGCGTTCGGTTGACCGTCTGGTGTCAGCTTGTCGAGCGGGTGGGTAATGCGACGGCCGTTGGCTGCGCGCAAGGTCGCGACGTTGCCGTTTATCTCGACGATAACGCCTTTGCGCGCGCTAAAACGGTAGCTGCGGCCGCCGCCGCTGATTGCGACGTAGCTAACCTTGTCGCCGACAGCGAGTGGGGTTGTGGTAGCCTCTGCGGTGCCGCCTTGGGGTTGATTCACTTGCATGGTGCTTCTCCTTTGGGGTGGTCGGTGTCGAGGGATTGCAGTCCCTCGGCACCACTCTTTCGGAACAATTCAGCCGGCGATGCGAACCAGGAAAATTTCCAGGTCCTTCAATCCATCGTTCTCGTCGTGAGCTGTCTGCCACTTCAATACTTCGTCGATTTGCTGGCGGGTGCAGTCATCCACGAGCAATGTTTGTTCTCCGCGCTCAATCCTGACTTCCATGATCGAAAGCAGGCCCGCCTGGGCGTATGCATCCGCGTGGATGATGCTGGTGTGCTTTCCTTGCGCGTTTCGCTGCTCCTCGATCTGCCTTAGTTGGCGGGTCTTTCCCGTCGCCCTGGCGCCTTTGATGACCTTGATATGCATGGTGCTTCTCCTTTGGGGTTGCCCAGGCGTTGCAGCACCTGGGCGGTTGGGTTAACGGACGATGGCCAGCAGTACGTCCGGCGCGAGGTTGCCCAGGACGATCAGGACAGCCAGTGCCGCGGCACTGCAGGTCAACGTGATCGCGTTGTCACTCAAGGTCGGTTCGTTGTCGTCTTGCATGGTGCTTCTCCTTTGGGGTGCCGAAGCGTTGCAGCGCTTCGGTGATGGGATTCAGGGCTGGAATACCCAGCAGCGAATGGTTTTCGGTTTGTCGAACGCGTCCAGCAACCGGGCTGAGTTGACGCCCTTGTTCGACTCCAGAAACTTGGGTGACTTGCTCGTTTTCAACAGGCGCTTTAGATCGCTGAGCGCAGGCACCTGCTGGCGTTTGTTGGCAGCCATCTCGACGAATTCATTGAGGTTCACGGCGATTAACCCGTCCTTGCGCGCATGGTTGAGCGCGCCTTTCTCATCCATGCCGTTCAGGAATTCGTACAGGTCCCAGAATTCGCGCACGGTCGGGTGATCGGCGTTGATGGCCTGCTGGCGCTCCAGGGCCATGCGGTTGACCTCGGCGTGTGCTAGGGCCTTCCGGTGTTCGCCGAGGGGCACCACGTCTGCCAAGGCATCCACCAGGCTGCGCAGTTGGGCATGGTTCTTGGCGATACGAACGGTACGGACGCCGGGCTGGGCCAGTAGCTCCTGCTCGTAGCCGGAGGTGTTTTCCTCCATCAGGCGCATCGTGTTGGCTTCGCGTTGCAGTGCCTTGACCAGGAAGCCGCTGATGTTTTCCATCGGCATGCGTTCCAGTTGCTCGGCGAACTGCTTGGTTTCCGGGGTGTGGTGCTCCCGGGTCAGGTGGACGTGGCACAGCCGCTGCAGGATCGGCTCCGAGGCATTCACCGGGTTGTTCTGAGCGATCAGCAGGGCGGCGCGGAAGGGCGGTTCGTGGGTGTCGTTGCCGTTGTTCTTGACGCCGGTAGAGCGAACGCTGCGGCCGTTGTAGGCGGTTTTCAGTTCGTCCCAGTCGAAGTGTTTCACCGGCTGGCCTTCCTTTTGCTCACGCTCCGACTCAATCAGCACTACCGGCAGGTTGCTGACCTGGGAGAAGTTGCGCGCACGGCTGGCGGCAGTCGCTTTGGATGGGTCGAAACCTTCGTAGTCGGTACGGCCGACCAGTTTCCACAACAGCTCCACCAGGGTGGTTTTACCCGAACCGGCTTCCCCTACCAGCTCCAGGAACATCAGTGATTTATGGATCTGGCGGATCTGCTCGGCGTGCAAGGCACCCAGCCACCAGGCCAGCACTACCAGACCCTGCACGCCAAAGCAGCGCCAGTAGATATCGAACCAGCCTTCGTTGTAGGTGTTGAGGTCGGTATTGATGTGCAGCACCGGCGACTGGCTCTGCGACTTGATGCTCAGTTTTCCAAGGTCGAAAAAGTCTTCCTTGTTGCGCATCTGGATCTTCCCGCCGAAGAAGGCGAGGTCGTTGAAGACGTAGGCTCCGTGCTCGCGGCTGTAGCCGATCCATTCGATGGTGTTCACGGTTTTCAGGCAATCGAGCTGGGGCGCGAGAATCCGTTTCAGCTGTTGGGCGCTGCCCTCGAACATTGCACCGTTGGAGACGTTGAGCAGGCGATTGGTGAACTCAGGGGCCGAAGTGAGTTGTTTGGCCGTGAAAGTGCTTTTGATGACTGGCCCTTGAGGGCGCTCGATGCGGAAGTAGTACCAGGCCTCATCGGTCAGGTCGTTGCGCATGTAGTACAGCGCTTGGAAATTGCAGTTGGCGATGCTGGTCACAGAGCCAGATTGACGCAACGCTTTGTGCCGGCGCTGTTTCTCATTGAGCAACTGATCTTCATGGTTGTTTGAGCTCTCCAGATCGCTCATGGCGCGGTCATACCGATCAAGATCCAGCCGAAACCAGTACAGGCGCTTGCGGAACGAAAAGTGGAATTCCTTACGCTCGTCGCGCAGGTAGATGAGAAAGCCCTTTTCTTCAGCTGAATCGGCGAGCAGCAGGTCGCCCTGGTGAAGGGCCTCTTCCAGATCTTGCTGGATGCGTTCGGCCCGTTCGTCCTCACCTTCGATAGATTTCCAGCGTAGGTGCAGGTCGTTCCAATCGACTTTTTTGCCATTGGGCTGGGGGATCACTGCTGCCTTGCAGGTGAAGCCCAGGTCGCGTGCTTCCTTCGCCCAGCGGCGCATGTTGGCCTTGGCGACAGGCTCGTTATCGAGCGCCCACACCAGGCGCGGAAGAGGTCTGTCAGCGTCGCGGCGCAATTTGATCAACGCTTTGAGGGAATCGATAGGGCAGGGGGCGCTGGACATCATGGAAACGGCCGAGATGTCGTTGTGGCCCAGGGCAATGGCGTCAAAGATCCCTTCGTTAACCCAGAGCTCGTCAACTTCCAGCAGATCCAGGCTTGGTGGGCACCACCAGACGCCTTTGTAACCTGGCTGGCCCTCGCCGGTGGGGCGGAAGCGCGCCTTCATCTTTCCGAATCGCTCGGGCCGATCGATCAGGCGCTCCCAGTAGCCGCCCTTCTCCAGTGGGAAGCGCACCGTGGCGCTGCCGATGTTGAGGCGGCTGTCCCAGTAGTGTTCCTGGGTGAACCAACCGGCGATCAGCTCAAACTTAAAGCCCCGCGCAAACTCAAGGTAGGCGCGCGCCGTGGCGAGCGGGTTGTCCGGCGTCGACGGGGCAGTCTTGCTCCAGTCGTTGAACAGATCGTCGTAGACGTCTTTTATATGGACACGGTGGTCGCACTTTTCTGGTCGTCCGCAAATCAACGTCCAGGGTGAGTCGTAGAAGGTGTACAGGGTCTTCTGGCCGCAACTTGGCGCAGGGCAAACACCCTTGCGCATGTAGTTGGTGCCGGGCATGTGCTTGAGCTGGTAATCCCGCTCAATGCGTTGGATGACTTCGGCTCGCAGCCTATGTTCCATTTCCATCGTGGCTTACTTCGCTTCGTCGAGACTATGTTTCAGGGCGCCAATCAGGCGTTTTTGCGCAGCCATGACCGGAAAGGCCACGAGCAGCGAGCCGTGCCGCAGGCCTTCGGGAATCATGCGAAAGCGGTCGTCATACCAGTGCTCGTTGAACTGGGCGCTGTAGTCAGCCCGGAGTGCTTGAAGCAGGGCTTCGGCCTGTTCGCGGGGCAGTTTTGCGGTGATGGCGATGTCGATTTCCATGGTCCACCTCAGATTTCGGGCAAAGCTCACCCAAACCCACAGGACGCGGGGCAGGGCGGGGTGTTTTAAATGGGTGTTATTGAGGGTGCGGCTTGAGAGCAGAGTCGCGCCGGGTGAGCAGTGTTTGAGGCAGAAGTCTTGCCGGAACTGGGTAGCGCAGATCGGCCCGGGTATCGATCAGATGCACGACCTTGCAACCAGGACTGGAGCCCCAATCGATACCAATCCATTTACGCTGCTGGATCACCTGCAGCTCGGTCCAGGCGTTGTGCACCAGCTGTTCAGCCATGAATACCGGGACTTCTAGGGCGGTCGTGAGGTGTCGGACGCAGTTGTCGTAGAGCCTGTCGGAATCCACCAGATACTGCGCTTCATGCCGTTGCAGATAGGCAAATGCCGCCCGTTGCATGCTGCTGCGGTAGTCATGGGGCAGGTGTTCGTGATTCATGGCGCACACTCCATTTCCATTTGGTCGAGCAGATCGGGTTGATCGTTGGCGGTCTTCATTGCCGCACGGCGTAAGGCGATGTCGGCGACCGGAAGGCGCACGGATGGGTTAGCCATGCCGCTGGGGCTCATCTCGTGGGTCATCTCGAATTCAGCGCGTACTGACCAGCCACAAGCCTCGTTGGTGCACTGCAGGTAGGCCACCCGCAGAAAAATGTGGGTGCCCTCGCTGGTGCGGATACGCATGCGGCTGAGGCAGTGGGGGCAAACGAGCTTGTAAGTACTCACCCTGCAACCTCCTTGCTGTAGAGCTGGATGGTGGCTAGGACCTCCGCATAGCGTGCCGACATGTAGTTGAGCAGGGCGCTGACAATGGCATCGGCTTCATGCCTTTCAATAATGCCGTCGTCGAGTGCCTTGGCTATCGCTTGATCCACTCGGCCGCGCTTGGCAGCAGCCTTGACTGACCGGTTGTACAACTCGACGTTGTCCAGATCCGTCGACGCGGTCAGCGGGACGAACATGCCGCCGTATTTGGCCGCGATGTAGTCGGGTAGAAAGGTCGTACCTGCGACTTGCTCAAGACGATGAATGTGATCGTCACTTAGGGGGCGGCTACCGGCGTTTTCATAGGCTTGGTTATCGAACTTCTTGAGCCTCATACCGAGATCAACGGCGGCGTACGGGCGGCCACCCGGGTAGCTGCAAATGACTGCGCTGACGACGTCTCTTCTGGTGCCTAGAACTGGGCGTTTCATCTTCTGGTTTCTCCTTGGAGTCATCGCCCCTACAGTGAATTTACAAAGCCGGAATGGAAGGTCGTCCGGCGTTTTCAGCGAGGATTCCGGGTAAAACCTCTTTTTCAATCACCCGGGATAAGTCCTGCAGGATCTGGAAGGTCAGGCGCCCGCGAGGCAGCGTTTTGTGTCCCGCCCAGCGTTGAACTACTTGCGTCACGGTTCGCACCTCGTAGCCATGGCTGATGGCGAACTGGCGGAAGTTGCTCCCTCGCTCGATCAGTCGTGCCTGGATCTGGCGCTTTTCCATGGCTTCGCTCATGGTTGGAGTGTTCCTAGTTGGTTAAGATGTACCTGTTTGTTCGCAGTATACGCACTCAAACGGGTGCGTCAACCGGATCATATGAAAAAATGAGTATAGCTACGCGCCTGCGCAATGTTCTCGACGAGAAAGGACTCTCCATAAAGGAGGCCTCTAAGGTCGTTGGCATCCCTTATAGGACGCTCCAAAACTACCTTTTGGACGAGCGCGAGCCCAATGCAAAGGCTATGACAGCGTTTCGCACTCATTTGGGTATAAGTCTTGATTGGCTGCTTACAGGGGAGGGGTCTATGTTCCCGGGGCAGGGTGGTGAGGTAGCTGGAGTTCAAACGACGAACATGCAGGAGGAGGCCATTCTTGAGCTGTTTCGTTCGCTTGGAGAGGCCGGAAAAAGAGAGATACAAAGCGCTGCTGAGGAAAAGAAACGTTTAATGGATGTCGAGCAGCGCCTCAAGGAGTTGACTGAATCTCTTGCTGACACTAAACGGCCGGCATAGTCTGCATCCATTAAGTTCGGATCAGTCAGAAGGGCAGCTCGGGGCACCAGTTGCAGCGGTCGGCGACAAAGCTAAGGACGGTTATGAAAGTGGGTCTTTTTTTAAATGCGGGCGTCTGTCTGGCGGTGCTGACTTTGTCTGCATCTGCATCCGCGGCTACCTGTGACAGTATCCTGGCGGCGCTCAAGCAAGAACGTCACCTGACCCAAGTTAGGCAAACCGAAGGCAATCGAACTACTGAATATCGGGACGGGCCGAACATTGCCCTGTCAGTTAGTTGTGGTGTCGGAAAACCTAACCTCGCGATCACTTGGGATGGTCCTGAACCTGATTCGCAATATTACGACCTGATCGGTCGGGCTGGCAGTCTGGTTTCCTCTCGTTCTGCCGCTGGTATCGTCAAAGCATCAAAGCAATGCCGTAGTAGGGCTCTCAAGGACGATGGGGAAATTGCAACGATCGAGGAAGACGATCTCGCCCTTGAATGTCAGGCATTCGTCCGTGACGGTGGCAGCACGACCATTTCTGTGTTTGCCGAATAACGCAGTTATCTAAGATGCGGGCACGCCTTTTGCGGGTTTTTTTGATTCCTCTTTCGCCGCCTGCAGCCGCTTCCACTCCCGATCAACCGCACGTTTTGCGGTGTGCTTGTTGGCGTAAAGCCACAGCAGGCGCTTGGGTTTCGTCTGGTCACCGGCCGTCCTGGTCTTCTCTTTCCCGGTTTTCTCGTCGCGGTAGTAGGCAATGATGCCGGTGTAGTCCTGCTGGTTTTCTTCGGCCAAGCCTTCGACTGTGTCCTCTGGCAGCTTGCTTTCCAGGTCCAGGCTTACGGTGTAGCCATTGTCAGCGCTGAGGGTGTGCTGCACGTTGCCGCCGTACCAGATGATTTCGTCAATTTCGGCTTTCACGCCCTGGAGGGTGTAGGTGAGTTCGGGTATCAGATCTGGCCTGCCTCGGGCCAGGGTGTAGCTGAGTGTTGCGCTCCCACGTTGTAGTCGATTGAGCTCGGCTCGGGCAGCACGTAGCGCGGATTGCCTGTCGCTGTAGGTGTGACGGAGATCCTTGAGGTTTTCACCTCCGCCGGCAATGGCTTCCTGTTTTTTCGCGCTGTTCACGTCGTAGAAGTACGCCCGAACCCCGCCATAGCTGTCGCGTTCGGCTTGCAGATAGCGGTGTGAGTCTCCGTCGGAGCGAGTCAGCGTGATGTGTGGCAGATCCAGACCGCTGGCTGTCTTGCCTCCACCCGCTGGAATGCACAGCAAGCAGCCGGCCTTGACGCTGATCACCGCGTCAAAGTCTTCACCCAGGCGGCTGATCAAGTTGGCGTCCGACTCATTGGCTTGAGTCAGGTGAGGGATGGGGAGTCCATCGAGTGCGCCGGCGATAGTCGCTGTAAGGCCGTTGCCTACGGCGATATCGCCGAGGATATCCCCCAGGGTTTTGTTGCTCCAGCTGCGCTCGCGCTTGGTCTTCAGCCCTTTGCGCAGGTCTGCTGATCGAGCGCGGATGCTCAGCACATCGGGGGCGCCGCTGTGTTCGGTTTCGTCGACGGTGTAGGTTCCTTTGTCGACCAGGCCTGTGTCGCTCCAGCCAAGCCAGAGGCGCACCACTGCGCCTTTTGGTGGGATCGCTAATAGCCCGTCGTGATCGCTGAGGGTGATGCTGAGTTGATCGGCTTCGATTCCCCGGTTATCGGTCAGATCCAGGCTCAACAATCGGGGACTGATCAACTGAGCAATATCATTGCCGTTCACGGTCATGCGAAACGCAGGAACGGCATAGATCGCGTCGCGCTGATACTGCTCGGCAGTGTCCCGGAGATAAGCAGTCACACGGGAAATTGCGGCATCGATCATAGGAGTGCTCGGAGAATGTTGACGCCTGTGCTGGTAGCGGCGCCCAACAGGTCGATACGGTCATCGTCAATGCGCTTGAGCGTGAGGCTGAACTCAATTCGCCGCGGTGTACCGTCGTTGAAAAAAATGGTCTTGGTTTCACTCAGACTTTCGATGATCCAGAGGCCGTAGATTCGTCCGCTGCCCTCGATCACCGGCCATGCCTTGCCGGTGTTTGCCATATGCCGTAGGGCGTCGAGGCTGAGTACCGTGCCTGCCAGCTCAGGAAGCAGTATCCCCGGTAGAGTGATTGTGTCCTCTCCGCGCCCGAGGAATTGCCGGGCGGGTGGTGCGCCTAAACGATTGTTGCTGGCGTGGCGCCAGTCGGTCTGGCGTTGCAGTTCCTGGTAGGCCAGCGTGTGCAGGCTGAAAACGAACATGCCAAGGGCGAGCATCATGACGGTTACTCCAGGTCTGACAGTTTGCTGCGTTGCCGAGCGCTCTTTTCACTCTGTATACGGGCCAGTTCAGCGCGTACCACTTTTGCAACTGCCTGTGCATCCATGCCGGGGCTGGTAGGAATGCTGATCATGTACTGGTCGTGGCTGTCATAGAGCACCGGTGCGCTGCCGCTGATCGGGCTTCTGCTGTCGACGGTCAGTGCGGAGGTTGATGTTGAGCCCCGGGCCAGGTTCCCAGCAGCGGTGAGTTGCTTTGCCGTGCTGGTCATAGCGCTGATCGGGCCTTTTGCACCACCTTCCAGGCCCAGTGTCAGGCCGGCCATGGTGAAGCCCCCAAGTTCGGTAAAAACTCGCGAGGGACTATGGATGTCCAGCTTTTCTTTGAACCAGTTGATGGTGGAATCGCCGATCGAGGTGATGGCTGTTTTGATTTGTCCCATGCCGGCATAAAGCCCGTTCACCAGGCCGTTGATGATCATGCTGCCGAATTCGGTAAATCGAGTGGGCAAGTCGAGCCCCAGGTAGTTCAACACCTCGGCGAAGGCTCGATAGAGGATGCCGATAGGGGTGAAATTGGTCAGTACAGTAACGATGCCGCCGATCCCGCCTGAAAACCCCGCTTTGATCTCGTTCCACAGGCCAATGACATACAGCTTTACTGCATCCCAATTTTTGTAGATCAGGTACGCGGCTCCAGCCAGAGCAACCACTACAGCAGCAATGGCCAGTGCTACTGGGTTGGCGGCGAGCCCCCACAGCGCGATGCCGACAGTGCGTATTGCTGTCATCAGCACGCCGCCCATCAGGCTGGCGAGCACTCTTATACCTTGGCCCAGCATCGGTAGTGCGTTGCGAGCGAGCCCGGCTAGAGTTGGAAAAAGTCGTTGAATGACGCCACCGGCACCAGCAGCCTTGAGCCCGAACAAGCCCATGCCGTAATTGATGACGGCAAAGGGTCCGATCAAGCTAGCCAAGGTCAGAGCCAGCGCCCCGAAGGTTGCCGCCAGCACTCCGACCACCATCAGGGTTTTCATCATGGCGGACGCGGCAGCCGGATTCTCCTTCATCCAGGCAGTGATTTCCTTGATCGCCTCGGTGATGGTTTTCAGTGCCGCGACATAGGTTGGCAGAATCGCAGCGCTCATCTCTCTGTAGGCGTTTGCCCGCTGTGCCAGCAGCTCTAGTTCCTGGCCTTGAGTGCTGTCTAGGCCTTTCGCATATAGCTGATCAATGCCGTCGGCGCCGGCGTTAAGTTTGGCGTTTTTATGGATCTGCTCACGCTGCAGGTACATCTGGGCGAACAGGTTCGAGGCTGTGCGGTTGGAGAAGATGCTTCCGATCGTGTCTAGCACTTGGCTCTTTTCGGTGATGCCTTTGGCTTTCAGCTGTGGCAGCAGCACTTTTTCCAGCCACTCGAACTGGTTCTCCCGGAAAATCTTGCTGCCCTTGATCGCACCGACATCGAGAAAGGCAATCTGACCGGCCTTGTCGTGTTTGACCTTCGTCGGATCTACCAGCCCCAGTTTCTCCAGGTTGTTGGCCGCGCGCTTGGTGGTGCGTCCTTGGTAGATGTTGGAGTAGGCGCTCATCATCGCCGTACCGACACGGTGCCCACCCATCTCCTGTACGAGCGGTTCCAGTTGGTAATAAAACGCATCGTCTTTGATGCCTTTAGCCGCTACACCACCGGTCTTGATCACGTTCAGCCATTCGTTCGGGCCAACGCGGCCACCGGTGGCCGTGAGCACCCGTTGCACGATATCGGCCTGATTGATAAAGGCTTCCTTGCTGGCGAGTCCACCGCGCAGCTCAATCACCTTGAGCATGTCCATGAACTTGCGTTCGTTGTCTGCTCCTTGTTCCTCGCCGTACATGGCGTGGTTGGCGAACTTCATTTTCGCCAGGGTCGGGGCGACCATCTCGGCTTCGTGTTCATCGGCGAACACGGTCATGGCATCACGGACCAGGGTCAGGTTCTCGGTCACGCTGGTGCCGTATGTTTTCATCTCCTTGGCAAACTGGATTGCCTTGCTGGTGTCTTCTTTGCCGAGTCCCAAAGCCGCTACGCGCTGTTCCTCCAGCGCGAAGTGTTTGCCCTCTTGCAATGGGGCATACAGACCACGACCTATCCCATAGCCGACACCCATGCCTGTTGCGCCGCTCATTGCTGCGTCGCCGGCAAATTGTTTACGGCGGTCATAGGCCTGTTTGATTGCGGCCCGAGATTTGGCCGTGTGTGCTTGCTGTGCGCTGAGAAGTCGAAGACGCCGAGTCTGGTCGTTGATTGTGGTGTTGGTGGCGCCGATTTGCTCGCGCAATTGGCGCTCGTGACTACTGAGATTATTGGTGCTGATCCCGGCACTGTAGAGCTTCGATCGCAGCCCCTGCAGTTGCACTCCTTGTTGCTGATGCTCTTGCTTCAGCCGCTGGGCTTCGCGCACGGCTGCACGAAAGTCCCGGGTCATAGCTTTGGTCGGAACGCCGGTGGACGCAAACTGTTGGCTCAGGGCCTTGACCCGTTCCCGGGCGGCATCTAGAGACTGCTTGGTCTGATCGGCGGCGGTGCGTTGTGCGCGCCAGGCGCTGACGTCTTTCTGTTGGGCGTTGAGCTCCTTCAGGCGATCGCGTGCGGTCTTGAGCGCGCGTGCGCTCTCCAAGCCGCCCGCGCTGATCTTCTTCAGAGGACCGCTGGCCTTGTCGATGGCGTTGAGCAGAACCCGCAGTTTCAAATCATTCCCCATCGGCGGAGCTCCTTACCCTGGCGCGCTCGCGCCAGTCCATCAGTTCTTGCAGGCCCAACTGGTCCATGTCAGCCGGCGCCCAGTGAAAAACCACAGCCAGGTCGGCCATGGCGTCCTCTACGCAATGAGGGATGCTTCCTTCTTCACCGACTTCTGTAACAAAAAATCGGTGATCTTGCTGCCGCACGCCAACAGGTCGGCCGGGTCCATCGCTGCGGCTTCGGGGGTGGTGATACTGGGGGTGCTGATGCGCGGAATAACCTTGATCAGGCTGGCGACATCCATGTTCAGCAGTTCGATCAACTGCACACCGCGAAGCTCGCCGGACTGAGGTTTGCGCAGGCTGATCTGGGTAATCTCGGTTTTACCGCGTTTGATCGGGCTGTCGAGGGTGACGCTGTTGTCGTCAGCGACGATTGGGGTTTCGAGGGTTTCTTCGGTATTCATGGTGTGCTCCAAGTGAGGACATTAATTTGCTCGGTGATCAAGCCTTGCCCAGGTCAGATGCCTAGGGCTTGGCGCTGTTTTTCCAGCATGTCGACGCCGTTGACCTTCTCGATGAAGTTCAGCAGATCGATTTCGACGATCTCTTCGTTATCCACGGTGAGCTTGTAGTAGCTGCAGGTGGTTTTGATGCTGTGCTCGGTATCTTCACCGGGCTTGGCGTCGCCCATTTCGATGGACTCGTGCCGGCCACGCACCACCACCTCGACGGTGCTGACGTCGCCGGTGTCGTCCTGCTGAAAGGCACCGGAGAAGCGCAGCATGATTCCGGAGGCATTCACCGAGCCGAACTGGCGTAGGGCGATCAGGTCCAGGCCGCCGGTTTTCCATTCGAACTGGATGCCGTCATCGGAGAAGCCCAGGTCTGCCTTGACCGAGCCGTTCATGCCGCCGCCCCGGTAGGCTTCCATCTTGCGGCCGAGGGGCGGCAGGGTGACTGAATTGACCACGCCCAGGTAGCTGTTGCCGTCGTTGAACAGGTTGAGGTTTTTTAGTTTGCGAGGCATGGCCATGGTGGTGTTCTCCGGTGTCCTGGCACGGGGTGACTCCCTTCGCGGGGGAGCCCCTGGTTAGCTGTTGATCTTGCTGGCGAAGTCCATCAGGTAGCGGTCGGTGATCCGCTGCCGCAGGGTGAGGTCTTCCAGCGGTGGAACCGGCGTGTAGTCGTAGTCGATGAACAACTTGCCGGCCTTGAGGGTGTCCTTGTCGTTGGCGTCTCCCCCGTACCAGCAACCGCCGCCGATCAGGTACCCGGCAGAAATCAGCTCGCGGAACTTGGCGTTGATGCCGTTGATGATGTCTTTCACCAGGGACGGGGTCATGGGCTTGTCCACGGCCCACATGTGCGCCTCGGCCATGGTGTCGGCGAGGATCTGTGCGGTGCGGGTGTAGTTCTCGAAGGCGAATAGCGGATCATCGCTGCAAGTCCGGCTGCCCCAGAAGCGGAAGCCGCCCTCGTTGATCAGGGTGGTTACCTCGTTGGAGTTGAGGTAGTTGGCATCAGTGGCCGGGTTCTGAAGGTCCCAGAACACATCAGCGCTGATACCGGTGACACCGTTGACCGCGACGTTGGACAGGGTCTTGTGCCAGCCGGTTTCCTGGTCGATCTTGGCCCGCAGGCCCAGGGCGCGAGCGACGGCGGATGCTTTCGCAGTTGCGTTGTTGGTTGTGTCCCAGTTTTGAAAGTCTGGCCAGATCACCATTGCCTCCCGAGCGCCGAAGTTTTCACGGTAGGCGACGGCTTCCTCTTTGGTCTTGCTGTCCCAGGCGCTGACATAGCAGAAGGCCCGCAACTGCTGGCCGATCGAGACCAGGGCGGTGGCAACGGGCAGGCTGTCGAGGTCTGGCACGCCAAGAATGCGCGGCACCATGCCAACCCGAGCCTTGGCGGCGAGCAGGGCTTTCATGCCGGTGTATTTGCCGTCGGCGGTGGTGGTACCGATCAGGGCGCTGGTGGTCGCGGCTTCGGTTTCGCCTTCCTTGACCCGTACCACGATGACGTAAGGCTTGGTCTGGTCGGCAATGGCTTGCAGGCTGGCGCCCAGGGTGCCCTTGGTGCCGGCTTTGCCGACCGCGGTCTGAACGTTGGTTAGCAGGATCGGGGTATCGAGCGGGAATGCCAGTGGATCAGCGTCGTCGGCAGTGCAGACCAGGCCGATAACAGCGGTGGGGATGGTGCGAATGGGGCGGGTGCCGTCGTTGAGTTCGAGGACCCGCACGCCGTGAAGATAATCGGCCATGGGTTTTGCCTGCGCAGTGAATGGGGTGACAGTGCACAGGCTGCCGCGCGCGCGCCGGATCGGCGAGCGCGCAGGCTTGTAGGGGGAAGGGTTACAGGTGCCCAACAAGGGTTCGCTACCCCTAAGTAATCGGACCTTTTACTCGTGTTGAATCGTTGCCTGCAGTGAACACCAGGGTGAAACCATTTGTAGCCACCGCGCTACCAGCCGCGCCCGCCGGAGCGGTCCCGGCTGTACCGGCCATACCCGGGGCACCACCGGCACTGCCGATGGGGCCGTAGCCGGGGAAACCTCCACCGGCACCACCAGCGTCATCTGTGCCGCTTTGCGCAAAAGCAACCGGCAGGGTGGTCGTTTGAAAGCTGGTGCCTCCGCCCCCTCCCGGCCGGCCAGCCCCACCACCGGCACCAGCGTTTCGCGATGCCGCGTAAGAACCACCGCCACCGCCGCCGCCGCCGAAAATGAAGCCCTTGGAGTTGTCCACCGATACTGGGAAATCAAGTAGCAGCGCCGCACCACCAGGTTTGCCATCAAGCCCTGTAGTGTGCCCACCACCAGCTCCACCGGCCCCCCTTATGTAGGACTCATTGATGATTGTGAGCCGTGACCCAGCTGGAAAAGCACCAGTTCGTAAAGCGAAGTTTCCTGCCCCGCCGTAGAGCAATGCACGATTAATAAAGACGTAGTGACTGCGTTTTGTCGGTCGCCCCATCAGATCGAAAATCGAAGCCCCTGCGCGGCTTTCAGTGTTCACATACATCACTTGCCGGCGCCAGACCGTTCTCCAGCCGGTCGGAGTTTTGATGAACAACTCGTCCCCTTGACGCCAACCGCTCTGCAACTTGACCTGAGGTAGAACGCCAATACCCCATCGGCCGTTGGACAGCTTCACATGAAAGTTCATCACACCACCTCATATTGCAGCCACAGGGTACCCACCACCCCATCGAGCGGGCCTGGAGCATTCGGTGAGTAGACGATACGGTCGGATGTCACCGCGTCAGTGATGCCATACCCCGCCAACGTAGTCGCCTTATTGGCTTTTGTGTCGGGACTGAAGTTGCCGGCGTGCCAGGCGATGTTTCCGAAAAAAGATGCCGTCTTGTCAGGAATGTTCATTGCTAAAGGGAATGCTAATTCCCCGTTAACGACAGTGAAGAAGCGAATACTCTTGTTAACAACATCGACCCTTGCATCTATCTCAGGTGTACGCCATCCGAATTCTGGAGAATCAACAGCCCCATTTTCGAGAATGATAGACCCCGATGCCACGCCGCCTGCCTTCGGCAATAGCCCGCCAACTGCCGCGTTCATCTCCGCTTTAGTCGCCCCATCAGTGATGCCATAGCCACCCAGAGTCGTAGCTTTTGCAGCCTTGCCAGCTAGAGCATTGACCATAGTGGTCGCAAAGTTCGGATCGTTGCCCAGTGCCGCCGCAAGCTCCTGGAGTGTGTCGAGCGCCCCAGGCGCTGATGCGACGAGACCTGCCACGGCCTGCTGAATCGCCGAGTTCGTTTCAGTACGGGTATAGGCATCGGCAATTCCATAGCCCGCCAAGGTTGTAGGGTTTGTACCGCTGACCACTATGCCCCGCTTGTCGATAGTGACTTGCCGATAGGTTCCCGGCACCTTGTTCGCCGGCAATGCAGCTAACAGCGAATCGTCGACGTATTGCCGGGTCGCCAGCACTACCGCGGGATCGATCTTCAATTCCACGTTGGCTGTGCTGGTGACAATGATGTTGAGCCGTACTATTTGGGTCTTACCGGTGCCTTGAGACAGCAGCGGCTTGAAGCTCGGGGCGCAGTTCGCAACTGCCACCAGGTCTCCTGCCGCGTCATACAGACCAATTTCCCGTATCCACCAACCACCCACATCGGGAGGGATAATCTGCTCGGCAATGATGATGCTCGGGTTAGCTGGATCGACCTTGATCTGATTGAGCGGCGCTCGACGTCGCTCATTAATCAGTTTCGTCTGTGCCCGTGAGGGCGTCGGCTCTCCACCGTTGGCATCACCAACCCCCATTTGCGCGAAGGTCCAGGGCACGCCCAATGCGTTGGCGTTCGCCTGCTTGGCCTCGCCTACAGCGGTGAGAATTGCAAAGAACTGGCTGGTTTGGTCTGTCATGGGTACACATCCAAGTATTCAATTTGATGGTCGCGGCCGACATGGCCGAATGTTCCGTCGACAACGACATCGGGTGAGGATGGCGGGTAAACATCGATGGCTTCGCCCTCAGTGAGCCCCGCGCCCAGGTGCAGATAGCCGGTGGTGGCCAGGGCAATTGCCAAACCGATCAAGTGGCGGGTCACTGGTCTGGTGTCATCCACCAGCCAGGTGAGCTCCTGGTACATCTCTTCTGTGATGCCGGTTTCGAGCACACCAATCTTGATAGCAAAAGTGCCTGGTACACCTTCTGGCACGGTTTGCCACCACTCTAAGACCTCGATCAGGTAGCCCAGGGGCTCTACTACACGCCGCAGGGCGCCGATGGTGCCTTTGCGCGAGTGGATGTAATGGGATGAGCGAATCGCCGAGCGCTTGGCAGCCTCGGGCCATTTGCTGTCCCAGCGATCGACCGAGAAAGCCCAGGCGAGGTAGGGCAGCAGCTCCACCGGGCAGGTGTCGGGGTTCCACAGTTGACGCAGTGGGATCGGTACGCGCTGGATCTGCGCCAAGGCTTGGGTGGCCTGGCGTTCAAGTGCTGTGGAGTTGCCAGGCAGCAGCGGCTGAGCACTCATCACTCAGCCTCCCGGCTCAATACGATGTTGGTGCAGTAGGGCGCCTGGGCTTTGGTCGCGACGATATCGACCCAGTTGTCCAGCAGCACCTTGCGCATGCCTTCAACGTGCAATGCCGCGTGGATTGCTGACTCGGTAACTTCCATCCCCAGGCGACGGCGCTGATGCACGTAGGCCTGCAAGCTTTTTTCCGCCGCGGCCAGAATGGGTTCGGCTTCTGGGCCGCTGGATAGCGGGTAGAGCTTGGCCTTGACCTGGTAGCGCAGGATGGTCGCGCCCTGGACGATCAGGCGGTCAGCCACGGGGCGTCGGTCGTCGTCGCTGAGGTAGCTGTTGACCACGGCGAGCAGGTCCGCCGGCGCGGTGCCGTCGCCCAGCAGGCTCTGCACCGTCACCACCGCCACGGCCGGTGATGGGCTTTCAGCGGTGGCGTCGGCGACACGGCCGTCTGCGGCTCGGGCGTGGAAGATGTAGCTGTTACGGGGCCCCGCCGTGCTCAGGCCTTCCCAGGCCATCTGGGCGCGTTCACGGAGGCTGTCGTCGCCTTCCATAATCCGGGGCTGCGGTGGTACGGCGCTTGGTTTGGCTTCCTGTACCACCAGACGCTTGACGTTGTAGTTGGCGGTTAACTGCTCCAGATCGGTGCCTTTGGCGGTCGCCAGTAGGTTGGCAAGCGCTGCCTCGTTGACCCGCTGTCGCCAGACCATTTCCCGGTAGGCGTTCTCCTGCAGCAGCTTGGCCAGGGGCTCCGAATCCATGTCGAGGCGGGCGGCGATTTCGGCACGCTCTTCGAACGGCCAAAGGCTGATGGCATAAGCCTTGCGCTCGGCGAGGATCAACTCGAAATCGATCTGCTCGACGATCTGTGGCGGTGGTAGTTGGCTGAGATCGATGGCGGCAAAGGTGTTCATGCGCTGGCCCCCAGTTGCAGTGTGACGGCCAGGTTGAGCGGTTCGTTGGTATCCACACGACGACACTCAATATCCAACACGGACTGTCCTTGCAGCGTCGCACCCTTGAACTGCACCTGGCTCAGGCTGACGCGGTGTTCCCAACGCATCAGCGCCATCACTGTGGCGGCATAGACCCGCAGGCGGGTGAGCTCATTGAAAGGGTGGTCGACCAGCTCGGGCAGCAGGCTGCCGTACTCCCGGCGCATGACGCGGGTGCCGAGGCGAGTGCTGAGGATGTCGCTGCACGACTGTTCGATGTGCTCGGTGGTGTTGATCGCTGTGCCGGTATCTCGGTTCATTCCGGTGTTCCTGTCTTGGCTCCGCCCGGCATCACTCCACCATGCAGGTGCTTGACCAGGCTGATGCCGGCCGCGACCACGTCCTGCGACACGGTGACCTTGCCGGTGACGGTTTGGTTGCCGGTCTGGGTGTAGTCGCCCTGGTGGGTGATTGGGCCGACGATGCTGATGCCGCCGTCGCTGACCAGGTTGGTAGTACCGCCCGGGGCCAGGGTGGCATTCAGGTGATGGGCGACGCTGTCGTACTCGATCACCGTGCCGTCGCTGTAGGTGCGGCGGTGCAGGCCGGCGCGGTCACCGTTGGCCGGGGCGTTGTCGCTGAACAGGCCGGTTAAAGCCACGCCGTTGCCAAGTTGGCCCGAGGGGCTGATCAGTAAGACTTGCTCACCGGCGGTGGGCGGGTCCCACTCCTTGTCGGAACCGGCGCGCAGGGTCAGCCATGGCAGCCAGGTGGTGGTCAGTTCACCGGTTTTCACACGCACGCGCGGGGGCGTCATCTGGACTGCGGCGACAACGCCGAAGCGGATGAGGTTTTCAATCAGGCGGGCGAGGGTGGCTAGATCGTTCATGGCGTTAATGGTTGCGTTGCTTATCTTTCCGTACAACCTACTAAAAATGTATGATGTTTATTTACATGTATGAAATGGATGTTTATGAATAAAAAATGGAATTCGACTTTTTGTGGTGCTGAACCAACGTGGGCGAATGCGTGTGTTGGTGATAATGGGCAGCCAGATTATTTTGATTATGCCCAAGGCTTTTCGTCGGCTGCCAATCTCTTGATTAAGGCGGTACTGACAGAGCGAGGATTGAAATACTCGCCGGACATATTTATTTATCCGATTTGCTTCAATATGCGTCACTCGGTTGAGTTGCGGCTTAAAGGGTTAATTGAGAATCTCAGAAAGTTTCCCGGTCGAAAAACTGAATTGAACTCAATTGAGCTGACGTCGATACATGGTATCGGTAAGCTGTGGGAGCATATAGTAGTTGCTGCGGCCATAATTGATAGTCGTTTCGGATTGTTTGTTGATGATTTGAATGAGTATATTTTGGATATTGAAGAGGTTGACCCGACTGGTCAAACTTTTAGGTATCCGCATGATAGGGAAGATAACAAGCATTTGGTTGATGTTTCAGTAATTAATGTATATGTTTTGCATTGTCGGTTTAAGTCTCTTGAGGAAAAGCTAGATTGTTTAGATAGTTTTTGTTATGAGTTGCTGAGAGAGTACTCTCTTGGTACTTTTACGACAAAATTTTCTCGTGCTCAGCTTCTGGAACTTGCACTCGAAGTACCGCCACTCAGTGAGTGGAGAAGTGATGTATTTGTTGATTTTTCTTTGAGGGTTAAGGAGAAATACTCACTTAGTAATAATGATTTTAGCCGTGCTATATGTAAGATTAAATCGCATTATGGTATGGTTTCTTCTTTGCAGTCACCGCCTTTGAAGTTTGTTGGTAGAGAGGGGTTGATTGTGTTTTTTGAGGCGTGGTGTCAGTTAAATGATATAGGTGAACTAAAGAATGAGACTGAGGTTGAGTTCTCATTCGATAATGCAGCATCTATAGCGGTTGCCTTCGAAAGTATAAAGGTTCAGCAAAGAAAAGAAGACGAATTGTGGCCAGGTTTGAGCGGTGCTTTGAGTTTAGGAGAGCTGGCGGATCTGAAGGCCCTGTACGAGTGCGGCGGTGAAAAATACTCTGAAGAATATGTACGCTATGTTGATCATTTCTTCGGTGAATTGAGTGCTGAGTCAGGCGAGGTCAGGTTTAGGTATTTGCTATTCAAGTTGTTAGGTCGGCCTGGGGCAATTGAAAGGATCTTAAAGGCTTTGTTTCTGGTTGGGCATGGCGATGATGCAGAATTCTTGATTGCTCATCTTGATCTAGATGGATATTTTGATTGGGTTGGAAAGGCAAAAAGAAATATGCTTTTTATAGAACCTTGGCGTTCTATTAGTCAGAGGTTTTCCGAATTGGCTGCTGCTAGTTTGTCGCGAGATTAGCTTGAAATAATATTGGCTAGCAATGCCTCCCGTACATCTTCTAGGTCGGCTGTCGTAAAGCCCAGTATTTCCCTCTGTTCATACTTGAACTCTGGTGCACTACGTTCCGCGCGATCCCTAAGCCCGTACTGATGCACACGCGCAATACGGGCTACTCGCCCAGTAAACCCAACGCTGATCGCATTACCGTCCCCCTGAACCTTCAGGAAGCTCGCTGTACGCAGCTTCTTGAACATCTGCACCTGACGCTTGATGCGTCCTTGTTTGCCCCGCAGGTTCCGCTGTTTGCGTGGTGCGTACTTGCTCCCGTCCGGGTTGCGCTGGGCAATGATCCGTTGTTGCTGGCTGCGGCGCAGGGCCTGGCCGATGCTTCGGGCGAGCTGATTACGGGCGGCCGGCTGCAACTGCCCCAGCAGACCCGCGGCCCAGTCCTCCAGTGCTTCAAGATCAGCCATTGGGCACTATCCATTCCGGGCCGCTTTCGGGCCATGTTGGGTTGCGCTGTGGTTCACCTGGGTGGCTGATAGTGGTGTTGCCTGCATCATCAGTACGAACGACCACGCGCTCAGTGAGGGGAAGTGTCAGGCTCATGTCCACCTTGCTCTTGTCGATGAGGTCGGCCTCAAACTTGATGCCGTCGGCGGACTTGTCGAGGTTCTCCAGCAGTTCGGACTGGTTCACGCGGAGCCACTCCAGCAGCGGCAGCATGACGCTGTCCGGATGGCCGGCGAAGTCGGTCAGGATTACCTGCAGGTCGTAGTTGTACTCGAACGAAAGGCTGCTGGCAGCGGTGCAGCGGACCTTGCCGTTGTCGATGAAGATCAGCAGCCGGTCTGGGCTGTGGCGCAGTTCCTGGATCTGGTCCAGCAGGTAGGCCCGCAGGCTGTCGGGTTTGTTCATGGTTTGGCCTGCTGGTAGCGATAGATCATATCGACCTGGCCCGCGCATTCGGCCCAGGCGGCCTCGCTACTGTCCTGGTCGGTGATCAGGTCGCCGTTACTGCTTGGGCTGGTCGCCGGCAGGCTGCAGGGCACCACGGCCGGACAGCCACTGACGATAAGCGTCGGCGCCGGTGAGGGCGGGGCGCTCGCGCAGCCGGCGAGCAACATTAGGCAAGGGCTGGTCAGCCCAAGCGCGCAGATCAGCGTTTTCACGTTTCAGCCCCTCGATTGTGAGTTGTCGTTTGGCGAGCCCCTGGCGTAGTAGATCCTGTTCCGTGCGCAGACGGGCCTGGGCCTCGCGCTCGGCGGAAAGCGCAGCCTCCAGGGCGTTGGCTTTGCCCTCGCTGCGTCCGGCCGCGGCCAGCGCGTCCTGGGTGTTTTTCTCTGCCAGTGCTCGGTTCTTGTCGGCGACCTCGATGCGTTGTTCCTGATTCCAGGCCAGCAGGCCCAGCACGCCGACCAGGGCCAGGCCCAGCAGGATCTGGCGGATGGTGCTCATTTTAGGAACTCCCCCAGGATCAACTGGCGGTACTGCTCATCGGTGTAGACCGCGCGGGCCTCCTCGTAGTAGGCCTCATCGATTACCCCCGGTGTCAGAAGATGGCGTTGATAGCTGCCGCCGTTGAGCTCGATCAGTTGCAACAACAGATCCGTTTCCGGGGTATCGATCCTCAGGTCACGGACTCGGCTCGCCGTCGTTGCGTAGTACCCGCCGTTACGGACCTTGGCCGACTTGAGCCAGTCGAACTCGTCGTAGATCCAGATAGCTTGTTCCAGGTCGAGGTCATCAGGATGGGCCTGATGGTCCGAAAGTACGACGACCCCTGGCAGGCGCCCGAGTAAATCCTCTGCTTGCTGGGTGACGAAAATCACCGTCTCCCCCTGGGCGGTGAGGTCGTTTGCGATTTTCACCAGGCGGGTGGTCTTTCCTGTCTGGCGACCGGAGATTTCGAGGTAGGCGATCTTGGTGGTCATGCGCGGTACCAGCCCAGTTTGTTCATGGCGCCGACGTCCAGGTGTTCGAGCGGGCCGCGAATCACAATCACCCGACAACCAGGATCGACAAATTGCAGCGCCTCGGCCAGCAGCTCCATGGCTTCTGGCTCGGTGTTTTCCGGCACAACCAGGACATCACCGTCTTCAACCTTCAGCTTGTGCACCGCTTCGAGATCGATCATGCCGGTACCTCCTGACCGCAGCTGCAGGCGCTATGCCGCTCATAGGCGCGCTGGAGCTTGGTGTCGTACAGGTTGCGCTGGTAGTTCGGCCCGTTGTACTGCCTGGCGAAGTCGGCCCATTTGCGGGCCTTCAGCGCTTTGTAAAGGGCCGGATCGGACTCGATGAAGCGGACGAAGGCGTTGAACTGGCGGGACTCGTTCGCGCTCATGGCCGTCACGAAGTCCTGCACGCTGGCATAGCCCAGGCGCTGCCAGTGAAAGCCCATGATCTGGAAGGCGCCCCAGGAGGCGGACTCCAGGGCCGCGGTGTCATCGATCAGGCGGGCCGTGGCCAGGCGCTGATGCTCAGCAGGGCCGCCGGCATAGCCTCCGGGGTTCGGGTTGATGATGGCCGGGTACTGCGCCGCAAGCTCGTCGGCGTGGCGCTTGAGTTCTGCCGGGTCGTCGCCTGGGTGGCGCGGCGTCTTCAATTGGCGGTACATGATGTGCCGCTCAAACAGGATCGCCGGCTTGCCGTTGGCGAAGAAGCCCTTGCCGTTCGATTCGACCTCATTGACCGCGTAGACACTAGCGAGGGGCAGATCCAGGCGCTGGGCGGCGCTGACCAGGTCGGCGTTCTTCAGCAGCAGAGCGCAATCGCCACCGGCCAGGCTGGTTTGGGTTTTCTCGCCGGCGATACCGTCCACCACCAGGCCGGCCTTGAGCTGGTAGGCGCGCACGGCCGCTTCGGTGGCGTCGCCGTAGTCGCCGTCCACCACCAGGATGGCCCCGTGGCTGTTGAGGTTCTTCTGCAGGGTGCGTACCGCTTGCGAGCGATCGCCGTGCCGGAGTGTGTTCATAGCTGCTCTACCTTGCGGTTGAAAAACTTGCGGGCCGCGGCGCGGGTGCCCTCGACGCCTAGCAGGCCGATCACGCCACCGAAAAACGGGGCGGTCGATGCCGGGATGCCGAGCAACGCCAAGCCGTGGCTGGCAGCCAGGGCCAGCGCCCCGCAGAGCGGCGCCTCGATCAGCACTCGGCGTAGGGTGCCCCCGCCGTACATGATCCGTAGGGCCGCGATGATCAGCGCCAGGACGCCGGCGTACAGGGTCGGCCAGTTCTGTTCGAGCCAGGCGGCGAGCCAGGCCCAGGTGTCGGGACGGTCAGGCATTCGCTTCATTCCAGGGTCCAGGGTGGTAGGTCTCAAGGAGGCGGCTCAAGTGGATCAGTCCCATAGGTTCACCATCTGCCGCTGTGGGGCTGTGGTCTGGGCTTCGGGCATTTGAACGGCGAGGCCTTGCGGCAGGGTGGGGCCGTGATCAGCCAGCCCGGGGTTGGCCTCAAGCACCGCCTCGGTGACGCCGGCGGTGCGGCCGTAGTGACGCCAGCAGAGAGCGTCGACGGTGTCGTTTTGCAGGGCGCGAAGGGTGACGGCCATCAGATCAGCTCCACGGTGGTGCGCTTGGTTCTCAGGAAATCGCGGATGGCCCAGCGTTGGTCGCGGTGGTAGTCATCGATGTTCGGGGCCAGTTCTTCGGCCTTGCGGTTGCCCGTGTTGGTGCTGTCATAGGAGCGGTAGCGTTCACAGACCTCAGCGCCAACGCCGGCCTCGATCGCTCGGCGGTACAGGTGGACCTGGGCGGATTCATCCTTGACCAGGGGGCTGGGGACGTCTTTCAGTTCGGCATAGCCTGCAGCTTGCTGGGCTATGCGCCAGTCATCGAGCTCCCGGTTGACGCTGATGGCGGCGTTGATCACCGCTGTTTCCAGACGAGCCGGGGTGACGCTGCTGTCGATGCGCAAGGTGGCGCGCAGCTGGTCCAGGTCGATCGAGGGCCAGAATGGGTCGGTGTTGATGTGGCCGCTTGGCGTACTGCCGCCGGCTACGAATCCGCTCATGGTGCTGCGCTCAATAAGTCGCCGGTGGTCGGGGCTTCACGTTCAGGGGGAGCGGTCTGGCCGATCCGCCCCGAGCCGGCGGGGTGCGTGGGGACGCTCGGTTAACTGCGTGCCTTTAAGGGGCGGGCGCAGTGTGTTTCTTGAGGAGGCGCTCGACGCGCTCCAGATCCTTTTTGCCGCCGCAGTTGCTGTGCAGCTCGATGGCGCGGGCCAGGTGTGTCTTGGCCTGCTCCAGGGGCTGCAGGGCAGTGTCTGCGGGGGCGTCATCGGCGACCTGAGCAGAAAGCGCCTTGCCGATGGCCAGGTGCAGCTTGGCCCGGGCCTGGTCTGGCATATCTTCCTTGGTGGTGATCTGCTCGGTGCGCAGTAGCAAATCCAGGTCAAAGCTGCCGCCGGCTTTCTGGGCCTTCAACGCGGCTTCGGCGATCTCCTCGGCGACGATGGTGCCGGTGGTGCGCTCGAAGCGATCCGGCATCAGCAGCTGGTGCTCGATCACGTAGGCGGCGATGTCCAGGGCACCCTTGAAGTCGCCGGCGTCCATGCGCCAGACCATCAGGGTGGTCAGCACCTGGTCTTGGGCGCCTTTGCCCTCGGCGAGCATGCCTTCGACGTAGGGCTCGTATTCCGGCAGCAATTGCCGCTTGAGCTCTGCCTTGCCTTCGGTGGACTGCACCTGTTTGAGCCGCAGGTAGTCCTGTTGGAGTTTGGCGAGGTGCAGCTCGTAGATGGTGGCGCCTTCCATGGTCAGGGCTGGCCCGGCGACAGCAGCCGCTGCAACGGCTGCTGTTACGCGCTGGAAGTGACGACGGCAGGGGTTGGTCATGATTGCCGGCCTCAGCTCAGGGTGATGTTTTCGGCCATGGCAGCGCAGCCCAGGTCTTCAATCACGTAGCTTTCATTGACCGATTCGAAGTTCTCGATGCGGTCGCGTTTGGCGTTGTCGACGACGGTGCGGCGGCGGGTGCCTTCCTGCCAGTACAGCGACAGGTTGTCGAGGCGGGTCACCAACAGGCCGTTGGCCGGGAAGTGCGGCACCCGAACGGCTGGCAGGTTGCCAATGCGCTTTTGGCTGGTGACGATGTCGGCCGCGAGCATCTCGGTCGGCGCCTGGGTTTTGTTGATGATCGGGAAGTACTTGTCGGCCAGTAGCTGGCGACCGCAGACCACCACCAGTTCGGTGTCTTCCTGGTACCAGGGCTCAATGAACTCGTTGACCATGCTGATGACCAGGGCGTCGATGTTTTCGAAATCCTTGCCCGCGCCGATCTGGATCTTGCCGCTGCCGTCGACTACTTCGTGCAACACGCGGGCGGCGTTTTCCAGGCGCATTTTCTGCAGCCAGCCAATGTTCACGTCCTGCAACAGCGGGTTGGTGGATGGGTTGGAGGTCGCGGCGCGGCTGGTGCCGTTCCAGCCGATCATGATCCGGTTGAGGGCCTGAGCCTTGATGATGGCGTCACGAATGCGCGCCTGAAAGTCCTTGAACTTGGCCCACTGGTCGAGCTTCTGGTAGCGAATCCCAGTGTCGAAGTTGGTCTGAGTGCAGGTGTACCCGCGGTTATCCAGCCCGCTCGGGTCGCGGGGCTCACGGTCCTTGACGGTGGTGTCGGTGGTGCTGGCAATGGTTCCGTCGATGCCGATGCCGATCTTCTCGCCCGACTGTTCGGAGACGCCGTAAACGTTGATGGCAGTGAGGAACGCGCTGGACTCCTGAATGCGGGTTTCCAGGGTCTGGGCAACGCTGGGGGCGGCCGTGAATTTGGTGGTGACGTCGCTCACGCCGTGCAGCTGCGCGAGTTGTTGCAGGTAGGCGTTGAAGAGGACGCGGGTATCGTTACGCATGGTGTTCTCCGATGTTCCTTGGCTTGGTGTTGTCCGTGTTGGGATCAGCAGTCGGTGACGAGAGCCCCGTCACCACCCGTAGCCGCGGGGCGAGCGGTGAACTGCGGTTGCTGGCTGGTGCCGGCCGGCGTCTTTTCGAGTTTTTCCACCAGCGCCGAAAAGTCGGCAGCCAGTTTCTCGTGCTTGATCAGCAGGCTTTCGCGGGCAGCTTTCTCGGCGGCGAAGGCCTGGCCCTGGCCGGCGACGTGCTCAGCCATGGCCTCGACGGCCTCGCCAAGCTCGGTGAATAGAGCGGCGTCCTTGCCTTCCTTGTCCTTGCTCTTACCGAGCAGGTCGAGCACGCGGCTGAACAGGCCAGCGACCTTGCCGCTTTCGTCCTCGACTTCCTCGAATTCGAGGGCCACCTCGATGGCCTCGGAAAACAGGTTGCTGGCGTCGCGCTTGCGGGCTGCCAGCGGGTTTTTGTCCGGGTTCTGGGCGCTGAACGTCAGCATTTCGGTACCCAGGCTGGCCGGGGTATCGGTCACCGCGATGCCGTCCAGATAGGCGCGGCCGGTGTCGGCGAACTTCGGGCGGATCTCGATGCTGGTGTAGAGCTTCTGCCGGGCCTTGTTCATGTTCACCAGGTCGGCGGTGGGTTCGATCTGGGCGAACAGGGCGAGCTTCTTGGCGCCGGCAATCTCGACCTCTTCGGTCTTCAACGCGACCACGTCGCCATAGGCACGGAACGGGCTGTCCGGCAGCATGCTGCGCATGTGCTCGATCCAGACCCGTGCGCCGTAGGTGTTCAGGCTGTAGGTCTCGGCAGCGTCGACCAGCCATTGCCGTTCGATCTGGCGGCCATCGGTGGTGGCGCCTTCAACGGCGACGCGGAAGAACTTGGAACGGTGTTTTTTGGCTGGGGTGTCGGTTTTGCCGGCCATGCGTGAATCCTCAGTGCGGTGGCTGTGTGCCTTGGCGATGAGGGCATGTTGTTGAGCACGGGCGAGACGGGCAACGAGGCGCTGTTGTAGATCCACGACTTACAAGGGGCGGCGCGGGAAGTGTTCGCGCGCGGGCGGCAGCATCTGCGCCATGAATGCCATCGTCGATTTGCCCACCGATCACCGCCGACACGCCAAACACCTGTATTGGCAGGGCTATCGCGTGTGCGAGATCGCCGAGCTGATCGGGGAGAAGGAAAAGACCCTGCACAGCTGGAAGGCCCGGGACGAATGGGACCGGGCCACGCCGCTGGAGCGCATCGAAGCGGCCACCGAAGCGCGCCTGGTGCAGTTGATCCTCAAGGACCCCAAGTCAGGGGCGGACTACAAGGAAATCGACCTGCTGCACCGCCAGCTGGAGCGCCAGGCGCGAATCCGGCGCTTTACCGAGGGCGGTACCGAAACCGAGCTGAACCCGAACCTGGCCAAGCGTAACGAGGGGCCGAAGAAGGCACCGAAGCGCAACGAGTTCGATGAAGAACACATCGAAAAGCTGACCGAGGCGTTCATCGATGGCTGCTTCGGCTATCAGCTGGACTGGTACAAGGCGGGCAACCAGCGTACCCGAGCGATCCTCAAGTCCCGGCAGATCGGCGCGACGTTCTACTTTGCCCGCGAGGCGTTGATCGATGCGTTGACCACCGGACGCAATCAGATCTTCCTGTCGGCCTCGAAAAATCAGGCGCACATCTTCAAGGCCTACATCCAGGCCTTCGCCCGTGAGACGGTCGGTGTCGAGCTGACAGGTGATCCGATCATCTTGGGCAACGGCGCCGAGCTGCATTTCCTGGGGACCAACGCCCGGACCGCCCAGGGTTATCACGGCAACTTCTACTTCGACGAATTCTTCTGGACCTTCAAGTTCAAGGAGCTCAACAAGGTCGCCAGCGGCATGGCGATGCAGAAGCAGTACCGCCGGACCTACTTCTCGACGCCGTCGAGCATGGCGCACGAGGCCTACACGTTCTGGACTGGGGAGCGCTTCAACAAGGGCAAGCCGGCGGCTCAGCGGATCAAGCTCGACGTGTCCCACAATGCCCTGCAGCAGGGGCGGCTCTGCGAGGACCGGATCTGGCGCCAGATCGTCACCATCCTGGACGCGGAAGGGCGGGGCTGTGATCTGTTCGACCTGGACGAGCTGCGGCTTGAGTACGACGCCGAGGCCTTCCAGAACCTGCTGATGTGCCAGTTCATCGACGACGGGGCCAGCATCTTTCCTCTGGCGATGTTGCAGCCCTGCATGGTGGACAGTTGGGACCTATGGGCGGAGGACTACAAGCCCTTCGCCGCGCGGCCGTTCGGCGATCGCCAGGTCTGGGTGGGCTATGACCCGGCGGAAAACGGCGATAGCGCGGGCATGGTGGTGATCGCACCCCCCATGGTGCCCGGCGGCAAGTTCCGAATCCTGGAGCGGCACCAGTTCCGAGGTATGGACTTCGCGGCCCAGGCCGAGGCCATCCGCCAGGTCACTCAGCGCTACTGGGTGACCTACATTGGGATCGACATAACCGGCATGGGCTCAGGCGTGGCGCAGCTGGTGAAGTCGTTCTTCCCGAACATCACCACCTTCAGCTACTCGCCCGAAGTCAAAACCCGCTTGGTGCTGAAGGCCTACGACGTGATCAAGAACGGCCGGCTGGAGTTCGATGCCGGCTGGACGGATATGGCCCAGTCGCTGATGGCTATTCGAAAGACCGTCACCGCCTCCGGGCGCCAGTTCACCTACACGGCCGGTCGCACCGACGAAACCGGCCATGCCGACTTGGCGTGGGCGACCTTCCACGCCCTGCACAACGAACCCCTCGAAGGGCAGACCACGGCGAACACCGGATTTATGGAGTCCTACTGATGAGCAGACGTAACCGCGGAAAACAGTTGGCACCCGCCAATGCCCCGAAAGAAGGGGAGCTGCTGCAGGCCGAGGCCGGCCCAGTGGAGGCCTTCACCTTCGGGGACCCGACGCCGGTCCTGGATGGCCGCGAGATCCTCGACTACCTGCAGTGCTGGCTCAACGGCCGCTGGTACGAAACGCCGATGTCTATGGATGGCCTGGCCAAGACCACTCGGGCCAGCGTGTATCTGCAGTCTGGGCTGAACTTCAAGCGCAACATGCTGGCCCGCACCTTCATCCCCCACAAGCTGCTCAGCCGCCAGGCCTTCGAACAGTTCGCCTTGGACTGGCTCTGGTGCGGCAACTGCTACCTGGAGAAGCGCAACAACATGCTGCGCAACACCCTGGGCCTGGTCCCTCCGCTGGCCAAGTACATGCGCCGCGGTGCCGATCTGGTGACCTACTACCAGGTGCGGGGCTGGAAGGACGAGTATGAGTTCGCCCCGGGCTCCATCTGTCACCTGCGCGAGGCTGATATCAACCAAGAGATCTATGGGCTGCCGGAATGGCTGGCGGCGCTGCAAAGCGCGCTGCTGAACGAGAGCGCCACGCTGTTTCGCCGCAAGTATTACAACAACGGCAGTCACGCCGGCTTCATCCTCTATATGACCGACGCGGCGCAGAAGGAAGAGGACATCGATTCGCTGCGTGCCGCGCTGAAGAACTCGAAAGGCCCGGGCAACTTCCGCAACCTGTTCGTCTACGCACCCGCCGGGAAAAAGGACGGCATCCAGCTGATCCCGGTCAGTGAGGTGGCGGCAAAGGATGAGTTCAGCTCAATCAAGAATATCAGCCGCGATGACTTGCTCGCGGCCTTGCGCATTCCGCCCCAGTTGATGGGCATCGTGCCGCAGAACGCGGGTGGTTTCGGGTCGTTGCGAGAGGCTGCTGAGGTGTGGGCAGTGAACGAGCTGGAGCCGCTGCAGGCGCGGCTGGCCCAGGTCAACGAGTGGCTTGGAGAGGAGGTTGTTAAGTTCAAACCGTTTGAGCTGGGTGCGAGGGAAAAATAGGTTCAGGGCTATAGATACATTGACGATAAAAACCCCAGCACGTGTCGGTATTTTTGCTTGGTACTACTTGAGGATTTTTAAGTATGTTAGTTTTTTTGGGGTTAAGAAATAATCAGCTTTGTGGGGGGGCGTGGTGGATTAATCTCATCGGAAGTTGTTGGTGGCGGTGAAAACGATCAAAGTAAAGTAAGCGGATTGGAATGGCGAACTTGAGAGAAGTATTCGATGCATTAATAATGCAAGGTGGCCCGTAAAGCCACCTGCGCGATTTTACAAGTCGATTTTTCCTATCTACTCCTCAAGCATGTCTTCCAGTGTTATTTTTCCTCTAAGCATTTTCAGGAACATAGATTGGCCACCACTGCCAGGAGCAAAGTTTCTAATTGTGAAGTCTTCATCTTTCAATTCGATATGGGAAAAAAATTGATCGAACTCTTGGACTGTAGGAACATAACCCTCACCTGTAGGGTCGAGCTCAGGGTAAATATCTTCTCTTAAATAAATCATGAACGCTTTGAACGCATTCGAGCGGGGAAGTAAGTTTCCGGTTTTGTCTTTGTCGTTCCAGGACGTCGGCCACTTACTTTCAATAGCTTTGAAATAGTTGTAGAGGATTTCAGTTATGTCTATCTCTTTGCTTCGAATAAAAAGATTCCTGAATGGGCACTTTTTTAACTCCAGGCGATCAGCAATTCTGAGTTTTCCCTTGGCAAGTAGTTCATTTCGGTCTTGGATTGGATTGGTGGATATAAACTTTACAAGTGACTCGACAAAAGACGCTTGAGTCAAAGGTTCTTTTTTTCTTCCAGGTGTCGCGGTGCCAAGTCGCTTGATTCGTTTATATAACGGGCTTGACGGTTCCTGGTCTAGTGCAACTGCGACATTGTGGCAGGTTTTATATGGGCTGTCAGTGTTCGCTAATTCGGTAAGGTCATACACTAAACTGCGGTTTACTTTGGTCTGCGCAAGGTTGACCGTGGCGAATATATTTGCCTGTTCTGATACATCAGCTCCAATGAAAATGGAAACATTTATATCAAAATTTTTATCATCGTAATCAAAGCAAAAATTTTTGTTATCGTCCATGAACGCAGCGATTCGATGTTGACCATCGATGACCTTAGCGATTTTTTCAAATGGAATAGGCTGCTCTTGAATTGAGACGCCCCCATCAGAGTCACTCATCTGTTCCGGTACAAATGCCTTTAATATCAGAGTGCCGACAGCGCCTTCTTCTTGATCATACTCTGCGCATCGTTCATCTACCGAAAGTATGACTGCAGTAGGGAAGGTAGCATCTTGGCCTTCAATATACTGTTTGATGTCTTTGATGCGTTTGGCGCTTACCGGGCGTTGTATACCAAGATATTTTTCGAGGTCTCGCTGGTCTTCTGCAAGTCGCCTAACATCGGAGTATGAAATTTCAACTAGGTCTTGGGCTTTAATCGATGCAACATAAAAATCCCCAATTGGTTGGCGGACTTTCAAAACCTTCAGTTTTAATTCCTTAGCGGCCATTGTCATCTCCTCGATTACGCAGGCGTTCAGCGAAATCCTGTTTTAGAGTGTTTTCAGACTTTCTAGTTTCTTCAACAAAGTTTCCGATGAAGATTCCGTCGAGCAATGAAAGATAAAAGCAAAAAAGTGCGAATGCATAAATTACAGGGGAGTATGTTACGAGAAATAGGTTAAGGAAGGTTTCTTTAAAGGCGCCAGGGTTGGTTTTCAAAGAGCTAAAGGCTGAGGCCGTTAAAAACATTACTACTAGAGATATGACGGCAATAAGACCATAACCTCTGAAAACTGTTTTTAAGCTATGATGTAGCTTTCCATTTATAGTGTCGCTGTTGGAATTTTCATATTTTTCAAAAATTATATATAGGATTGGGGTTAGAAATGATGCGGTGTATACAAATTGTTCCGATACAGAGATCGCGTCACTGAGCTTAAATCCGAGCTTTTGTATTACTCCTAAATCTCCATCTGGGATCGGAGATAATACAGCGGCTACAATTATCGGTAGGCTAGAGATAAGCCAAAGTACGAAAAATTTTTTTGCACCCGCCTTGTGAGTGTCTGCAGGGAAATATGTTAGGCACTGAATGATCGGGATTTTATTAAAGAATTTTAATAGCATTTGATCACCATTTCTTCGTATCTTCCTCTGGCCTCTGACTTCCCTGCTATGACACTCGATCGGCTGAGCTCGATTAGTTCGCCAATGCCATCATATATCTCACGTATACTATCGTGGCATGCATTAGTGACTAGAACTTTCGCGCCTCGACTTATTGCGGATTTAACAGCATCTCGCAGTCTTAGCTGATCTTCCCAAGAAAATATATGCTCATTGTACTTTATGAATCCGTTGTGGTTGTGCTTTACAGTATAGGGTGGGTCAACGAAAACGAAATCGCCATCCATGGACTGGTTCAATGCTAGTTCGAAGTCGCCTGAAATTAGCTTGCAGTTATTCAGTAGCTTGGCGATACCTTCGAAGTTGTCAGTTTCAAGGATCGCATTGGTTTTAGTTCCAATCGGTACGTTGAATTTTCCGTTTAAATTGACTCTGTAAAGTCCGTTCCAGCAAGTTCTATTTAGATAAATAAATTGTGCTGCTCTAGATTCGGCGCTTTTAAGTTTTTTGGCGCGAACAGAGTAGTAGTATTCTTTTGAGTGTTTTTTGTGATGGTCTTTGAGTAGGGACTCTACTTTTTGCCAGTTGCTCTTGATCGCATCATAAGTTTCGATAAGTGACTCATTTTTATCACATAGAATCGCGTTTTCAGGCTGAAGCTTAAAGAAAACAGCACCACTTCCGAGGAACGGCTCGATAAAACGATTATGAGTGGGGGAAATTAGAGATGAGTGCTTATCAACAAGCCATCGCTTCCCACCAGCCCATTTCAGGAATGGAAGCACCGGACTTTGCATTTTCTCAATATTGACGTGATTGTCCGAAATGCTGTTCGGTTGGCTATCAAGCGCGGTTGAGAAACAGCCGTCCTTTTCTCGTATCTCAGGGTGTAAAACTTCGGTCACTGTGTACGGTTCCTTTGGGTCACGCTATCTGGTGCTGACACGAAGGGGCGTCGTTCCATGACTCAGCCGCCGACCAAACGTCCAATAGCTTATGGTGGCATTATTGCTGATTTTTCAGTTTTGGTGTTTGTTTGTGGTCGAAATTTCAAGCTCCTACGCGGAAAAAGAGCTTGGTTGATCCAACGGTTTGCGCGTTCTGTGTTTCCCATAAGTCAAGGCGCTATCCGCTTCGGGGCTCTGGCTCGCGAGTTTTGAATCCGCCTCTTGAACTGCCGATATTTCGTCCTGGTACGGAGCAGGTGGCTCCACGTATTTAGTGCAATGCTCCCCAGGTCTGATTTAAGTCTGTCCGGCCTCTAAATTGCCGTCTTCTTGCAAGCTCAGCCGTTTCAGCTCGGGTGGTGGTGCTCGTTGGGATGCGCAAATTGGCAGCTTTTCGCGCACCAAGTTGGTGCACTCAGAAAAAGCTGCAGCTAAGTAGCACTCGGCGCGCGCCGTCGTCCCCCCACCTCGCCTGCGGGCTAAATGGGTCGTTTTTTCTGCGCTTCTGCGGACCACTCCCGGCGGTTCAGGCTGGGCGCTTGCTTGGCGTTGTGGGGAGGTTGAAAGCCTGCGGAACCCTGCGCCGAGGGGGTATTTCTTCGAAAGGTCTGGAGGGGGTGTTGTGCAGGTATAGGGGGGGTATTTCAAAAAGAGTAATTTCAGTAACCGCGTCTGGGTAATGGGCTGGAAGCCGCGTATACCGTGGGGTTCGGTATTACAAAAAGGAGTAATAGAGAAGTAATTGAAAAGGTAATTATTTTGCAAGGTGTTGTTTTTAAAGGTTTTTTATAAAAGTGAGAATTACATTTATAAAGAGTAATCAGGTTACTTCAATATTACTTAAAAATTACCTTTTGGTTGAAATGCAAAACCCTTTAATTTCAATGGCTTGAGCGTAAAAAATGGTCAAGATTACTTATGTTACTCTTTTTTTGCCCCCCTCTAGATTTCGAAATCCAGTCCCCTATACGTGTGATGCGCACGCGTACAGCTTGCAACGTTTTGGGTGGTGACAGGATTGGAGCGACAGGCACTCGCCACATGGATGCTGTTGGCTTGGTATGGGGTTAGAAGCGACATCTAAAAAAAGCTCATGCACCTGGTCGAGATGCTTGGAGCCTGTACCTTAGCGAAGTATGGGGTTTGGACAGCGCGTAAGAACTCAAGGCGTCCATTGCGTGTAAGCGACGGTGGGCGCGCGATGTCTTTAAGACTTAGGTTTCCTAACTGATTTGCGTGGTACTTCGGAGACATTCCGAAACACGACTGTTGAGCCTGGAATGCCGGGAGATTCATGAATTTCGGTCTGTAGATTCAGGCCAAGAATTTCCATCGGTTCGAACATCCGCAATCGTGAAATCTTTTCTCCAGTGGGGCTATGAGAGTACTCGCCCGAAACCACCAGCGGTTTGTGTTCCTCAAGCCACCGGACGCTACCTGCGCACCTTAAAAAAGCGATGGGCACAGGGCCGTCGGATGTATCCAAAATGTAAGGCTCCTTGAAGTCGACCTTGAAATCCACCGGTACTGCTGGACCGTTCAGCGTCAGTCCACGCAGCAGCTCCGGATTATTGCCGAGCGTTTTTGTAAAAACTTCACGTGGAGTGACGGTCATGTTGGTAATTACATTGCGGAGCGTAATATTCGCTTGATCGCCTTGTAGCACCTTGTTTAGACACTCTAGGCTGACAGTTGGCGGGAGTGACTCTATCCCAAAGTCAACTCTGTCTAAATAGCGTATCTCTGTGCGATGAGGCATCCCGATCAGCTCTGGCCAACCCTCGAACTCAGAGGGGGAAAGTTCCCTAAATTCCCGAGTGCCGATTTCAAAACGCCCTGCCACTTCGATTGCGGCAGCACTGAAGCCGGTAGTAGACACTGCCGTCACGCGCGAAAGGTTGAATCTCAGCCTCCTACCAATCAGCTGTTCGATCCACGCAGCAGGGGCGGGTCCTGCTGACGGTCGGTCTCGGCATTCAATAAGCCACTTGAAGTCGCTCGTATCAACCTTGCCTTCGACCATTATGTCGAGCTCAGCTCCTGGCCTTCCCTTATCAGTACTACTGAGTACTCGGGGTGTAATCGTCCAATCCGTTGGGAGCCGCAAACTCTCGATGTAAGTGACGACGTTCTCTAACTGTTTGCCGTCCTTTTTTTTCTTTGCCATGGGCCATTTGTCTAATGGTGACGTGATCTCCAATGAGTATACGTGTTGAGCTGAAAGATCAATCGTATTTGCGGAGGTAACGGGCAGGGCTTCGGTGTGTGGGCGTGCTGGTGGTATGAAAGTGGTACGGGCTTTTTGGGTGGGCTCTGGACGCCATGTATTACGGGGGCTACAGGATTAGCAGTTCCAATCCATCATCGGCGCCACACTGAAGCGCCGGGAAGGTTCTGAACGGGAAGGGCTTGGAGCGGTAAAGGGCATGGGATGTTTGTCGCTTTGCGGGGCAACCGCCTGTGGTCATGGCGGTTGTCGGGGTGACGAATTGGCGCAGTTTATCAGGAAGTGCCACGCCGACGCTGTGCTCTGAGCCATTGCCGGGCTAGCGAGGCTGTCCGAGCATCCGTCCCACCTGCGCCAGCCAGTGGTAGCCCACCACGAAACTGAAACGTAGCCAGACACCTGCACAGATGCTCCAGGAGAGGACCCGGGGATAGTCCTCACGAAAAAACTTGCCATAGAAGCGGATCATGCCCCGGTGCTTGTGCCATTCGACGAACACCGGGCGGGTGCGGCTGCAGGCGCCCCAGGCGTGAAAGATCCTGGCCTGGGGTACGAAGCAGACTTTCCAGCCTTCCTGGCGAAAGCGCATGCACAGGTCCAGGTCCTCGCAGTGCAGGAAGTAGCCTTCGTCCCAGCCGCCGACGCTGTCCAGGGCTTCGCGCTTGACCAGCATGCAGGCGCCGGAAATGGCTTCTACCTGCGTCGTACGGCTGGGCAGGGGCTCGCGGTGCAGAAGAAAGTCGGAAAACAGTCGCGGCGAGAGCCAGGCCAGGCCCGACAGGTTGAGGGCGCGTACTATTGCCCGCCGTGGAGTGGGGAAGACCCGACGTCCACCGGGCTGTTCGCTGCCGTCGAAGTTGCACAGCAGGCCACCTGCCATGCCCAGATCGTGGGTGTGGCGCAGGGCGTCGATCATTCCTTGCAAGGCGCCCGGTTGCAATACGGTGTCGGGGTTGAGGAACAGGATGTGTGGCTGCTCGCAGTGACTGGCGCCTAGGTTGCAGGCCGCGGCGAAGCCGGTGTTGCTTGGGTTGCGCAGGATGAGCAGGCGTTCATCGGCAGCGAACCGGGTGGCAACCTGTTCCAGGCTGCCGTCATGGGAGGCATTGTCCACCAGCACCAGCCGGTTGATGTCCTGGGCCAGCACCGAGATCACGCAGTCCTCCAGCAGAAGGCCGGCGTTGTAGTTGACCACCACCACATCACAGGAACGCGGCAT